TATATAGTTCAATCTCTAGAGGGGATATGGATGGTATGAGTTTTATTTTTTATGTAGCAGAGGAAAGATGGGAAGGACTAGAAACAGATATGCCAACTCGTCACATAGAATCAATAAATAAAGTAGTGGAAGTCTCCGTTGTAAGCTTTCCAGCTTATGATGGTACTGATATATCATCTAGTAGAGATAAAGAGGCATTGGATAGTGCCAAACTTGCATTGGATAATGCGAGAACTCAAGGATTGGATAGTCCCAAAGATGATAAAGAAAAAAGAAAATTAGAACTTGAAAGAATAAGAGTTCAAACATTATTAAAATTTTAGGAGAGTGAATGTTAATGAAAGACAAATTATTAAAATTATTAAAAGCAAAAGAAGAAAGAAAAGCGGCATTGAAAAAAACAGTCGATTCTACAGAAAAAATTGAGGAGATAAGAAATGCACAAAATGAAATTGATGGATTAAATAATGAAATAGCCGAATTAAATGGTATGATAGCAGAAATAAATACTGAGGAAGCAAGAAATGCAAATCCTCAAATAGATCCCAATATTGCTGCTATGGATCCACCAAAAGGAACAGAGGAAAGAGGACAATCACAAATAGGACAATCACAAATACTTGGAACTTATGGACAAAAGAGAGGGACTGATCCTACAGATCAAGGGTCAGAAATGGAAGTAAGAAAAACTAAGTATGAAAAAAGAGGACAAGATTTAAAAGATAAGAGGAAAGTAACTTTTGATGTAAAAAATGAATTGCCTATTGCAAGATCAATCACTGTTGCTAATAGTAATCTTGTTGTTCCTGATCAATCCAGTAATAATTTAAATCCAACATTTAACCAAGTTTCTTCAATTGTAGATTTAGTACATGCAGTACCTATGATGGGAGGAGAAACTTATACAAAAGGGTTTAAAAAACCAATTACTGAGTTAGCTGATTATACAGCAGAAGGTATGAAATATAAAAATACTGATTCAGTATGGGATAAGGTTACTATTTCAAAGACTTATATTACTGATTACACTGAAATTTCAAAGCAATCAATTAAATTACCAAACATTGATTATCAATCACAAGTTGGTACGGATCTAAGAAATACATTAAGAAGAAAGATATCAAGAGAAATTTTAGTAGGGGATGGTGAAGCAGGACATTTTGTAGGTATATTTAAAGCACCTGAAAATGTAATTCCAGTAGATAGTGATTTATCAATTTCTGAAATAGATGCAGATACATTAGATAAAATTGTGTTCGGATATGGTGGAGATGAAGATGTTGAAGGGACTGCATATTTAATTTTAAGTAAGAAAGATTTAGCAGCCTTTGCAGCAATAAGAACATCTGATGGAAAGAAATTATACAAGATAATTGTTAATGGTAACGTTGGTACCATTTCATCTGATGATAGTTTTTCAATAAACTATGTATTAAACAGTGCTTGTCCTGTACTTTCAGCAACAGCAACAGTAACAAATACTTATTGTATGGCTTATGGTGTTCTTCAAAATTATGAAATGCCAATATTCTCAAATATTGATGTTGAGATGTCTACAGATTATAAGTTTGGAGAAGGTATGGTTGCTTATTCAGGAGACATTTATGCTGGTGGTAACGTTGCAGCATATAAAGGTTTCTTAAGAATTAAAAAAGGTTAACAAAAAGAGGGATTATATCCCGCTTTTAATATTATAAGGATGGTGATAATATGAATCTGTTTCCGGAAAATACAAAAGGCCAAAGAATACAAACGAATGTAAATGGGTTAGGAATAATACAAGGATTTATAGCACATTTGCTAGTTAGTGAAGCATATGCAGTAGCAGCTAGTAATATATCAATTTTAGCTGCTACAGGATTAACTACAGAGGCACAAAGTATAAAAGAAGGTATAACTAACCCAGGAATACCTAGAAATATAAAAATAGTAGGGAATGCATCTGGTATAGCAGGAAATGTTGTAATAAAAGGAACTAACTATAATGGAAATTCAATAACTGAAACTATTGTATTAAACGGTACTACAGAAGTAGAAGGAGTAAAGGCTTTCAAAACTGTAACAGAAATTGATTTACCTATTCAAACAAATGTAAGTGGTGATGCTGTAAGTGTTGGCTTTGGAGAAAAGCTAGGCATACCTTATAAATTATCTCACAACACTGTATTAGCTGCTTATTTAGATAATGCAAAAGAAGCTACATCACCAACAGTTATTACGAGTGCTATAACATTAGAGAACAATACAATTAAATTGAACAGTGCACTGAATGGAAAAAATGTTGATGTCTATTTAATTGTATAGGTGATATTATGACAGATGATGAATTATTAGGGAAAGTCAAAATAGGGTTAAATGCAGATGATAGTAATGATAATGATGAATCTCTCAAAATTAAAACCATAGGTGTAAAGCAATATATGTTAGGTAGCGGAGTGAGTCAAGAAAAAATAGAAACGGAATTAGGAATATCAACATTAACTATAGGTGTAAATGATGTATGGAATTTAGAAAGTGGCGTTTTAAAGTTTTCACCACTTTTTAATAGCCTTTTGACACAATTAGCAATTAAAAGTTTATCAATTACTTAGAATTTAGGTGATTTTATGAAAATGAAAGGTAGATTAGATAAAAAAATACTTATATTATTAATTGATCCTGCAACAAATGAAAATGGATTTGAGAATGATAAAGAAACTGAATGTTGCAACCCTTGGGCTAAAGTAAGTAACATGAGTGGTACAGAGATGTTTAGAGCTAATGCAGATTATAGTAAAGTAACAACTAAATTTATTATTAGATATAGAAAAGACATTACAACAGATATGAAAATAAGGTTTCAATCTAAGCTATATAATATCACATATGTTAATAATTATAATTTCAGTAATGAATATTTGGAGCTAATAGGTCAGGTGATAGAATGAGTAACGAAATAGATTTTTCATGTATATTAAAATATCAAAAAAAACTTGAGGAAATGGGGAGAAGAGGTGTAAAAATAGAAAATGAAGCATTAACTGCTGGGGCAGAAATAATACTCAAGGAAATGAAGAACACTTCTTCTTTTAGTGATAGGACTGAAAAATTAAGAAAAGGGCTTGAAATAAGTAAACCACAAAAAATACAAGGTGTTAAAACTGTAAAAATTGGTATACAAAAGGATGATAACTCTTCAATATTTTATGGAAAGTTTATTGAGTATGGTACTTCAAGAGGAATAGTAGCAAAGCCTTTTATGAGACCGGCCTTTGAAAACAAGAGAAAAGAGGCACTAGAAAAGACTAAGGAAGTCATAAGAAAGGGGATAGGACTTTGAATATTAATAAACTAATAAAAGACACATTATCCCCATTAGGCTATCCTGTATGCTATAGAAAGTACAGTGGTACTATAATGAACGGTAAAAAAGTGATGTTAGATCCATACATTACTTTTTTCAAAATGAATGATATCAATGAAGATTTTTCAGATGATGTTGCAGAGACTGAAGGACATAGTTTACAAATTGATTTATTTAGTAAAAAAGATATTACAGATATACAAGAAACAATTAAACAAACACTTAAGACAGTATTTTATGATGTTACAACACAAGATATATATGAAGCTGAAACAGAAACATATCATATTGCATTTAGGTGTTATTTTTATGAAGGAGTGATATAAATGGCAAGAATTAAAGGAGCAAACAGCTTTCATTTGGCTCCAGTTACAGAAAATACAGCTACTATATATACAGTAGGTACTCCAGAAAAAACAGAAAGACTTATATCTATTGATATAGATGATAAGGTCGATAGTGATGCAGTATATTCGGATGATGAAATTGAAGAAGAAATTTATGGAACTATAGAAAAAACAGGAAAGGTAAAATTAAATTATCTTTCCAATGAAACAAAATTAAAATTGTATGGTGGAGAAATTGATGCTGATGGAGTTTATTTTCCACCAGGTGAATTTGAAGTAAAACATCATGCAATGGGATTTAAAATGCCGACCAGTGGTAAAGGCGCAAAATATGTTTGGTACTATGATGTAGTCTTTGAATTAGCTTCATTAAAAGCTGAGTCGGCAGAAAATAAGCCAAAGCCACAAGAGGCTGAATTAGCTTTCAAATGTTATAAGAATAAACAACTAAATACACACCTTGCAGATTTAGACATGAATAGTGCCAATGCAAGTACAGAAACGGCTACAAATTGGTTTAAATCAGTTAAAACATCAAAGAAGAGTAGTACAACGGTAATATTAGCCACTGGCTCATTAGGAGTTGCTGGAAATGGAACTATTACAGGATTAACAGAAAGCAAGACCTATAAAGTAACATATGGCTCTATATTTAAGTATACAAATGCATTAGGTACTCTAGTTGATGTGTCCAACAAAGCAGCATTAGGAGTTGGAATAACTTCTATAACAGGATTAACAAATGGAGTTACTTATTTAGTTGAAGAAAGTGTATAAAGTCTGGCTAGGGTAATCCTAGCCTTTTTATTTAGGAGGAAATATGAAAGCTAAAGATTTAAAAAATATATTAGTACCTTTAGAATTATGTGAGAAAACTTTCAAAATAGCTTTTGACTTCAATGCAATGTGTGAATTAGATGAAGTTTATGGAGATTTTGAAAAGGCTATGAAGGCTCTACAAGAAGGTAAGGGTAAACTTAAAGCTATGAGAGCATTAATCTATGCATCTATTAAACCAAGATATCCACAGTATACATTAATTGATATTGGAGAAATGCTTACAGAAATAATGAGTAGCGAAGAAAAAGCAAATTATGTGCAAGACCAGTTAGAAAAAGCTATGAGTTTAGCATTACCGAATCAAGAGGAACAGGAGTCACAAGAGGGGGAATAGAAGCCACATCTGAAATAGAGGAATATAAACCTTTAGATTGGG